ATTGAACATCCGCTGCCATCTAAGTCTGCTACTCATCAACTTGTTCATTCCTTTATCGAAGGGCCAAAGTGCGACCTTATTTATCGCGGCAAAATAAACTTAGTGGACGGCAAAGCATCCGTTAACATCGACACCGACAGCACGATGACGGAAGGCACATTTGAGGTGCTATGCGCCAACGTGCAATGCTTCACCAGCAACGAGTCAGGTTGGGGCGCAATTCGCGGCAAAGTGACTGGCAACATCCTCACCATCGAGGCGCAAGATGCGGCATCCACGGATAACGTAAGCTGGATGGTGATAGGCGAGCGCAAGGACAAGCACATCCTCGACACGGACTGGACGGACGAGAATGGTCGCCCAATCGTTGAGCCACTCAAGCCAGCAGAACCCGCCCTAGAAGCCAAATGAGCTACGACCCTCTCAGCATTGATATAAATTTATGAATCCACGCAATCTACCATGCAATAGTCCGAGACGCGACATCAAGGGCGGCAAGAAGTCCGTCGTTAAAGCCTGCCAGAACGGACAGGAGCGCATCGTGCGCTTCGGAGACGCCAACATGAAGATCAAGAAATCGTCTCCCGCTCGCAAGAAAAGCTACTGCGCTCGCTCTGGCGGAATTAAGGGAACGTCGAACAAGCTGTCCGCGAATTATTGGTCGCGCAAGGCATGGTCATGCTAAACACAAACCAATAGAAATTTAACTTAAAATCAAATGGCACAGATCCAAAAAGGCACAACGTACACGGCAGGCTCACCCCTAAACACCGTATCGTACACCAATCTAAACGCTCACGTTGACTCAGCGATCCTGTTGCCTGGTGCCATCACAGACCAGACCGCTAAGACCGTTCCCGTGGCCGCTGACACAATCTTGCTGCACAGCGCCGCTGATACCGCACTGCGCAAGTCAACCATCACGCAATTGTTTGCCTCGCCGCAGCCTATTGGTGCGACTACTGCCACAAGCATTGCAGCCACCACCATCTCGGCCTCTGGCGCAATTACTGGAAATGTAACAGGCAACGTCACGGGCAATGCCACCACGTCGTCATCCTGCACTGGTAACGCCGCCACTGCGACCAATGTTGCCTATAGCGGTCTCACAGGCACAGTTCCTACATGGAATCAAAATACAACTGGGTCTTCTGCTTCCTGCACTGGTAACGCTGCCACCGCGACCAATGGCGTAGTCACCACTGGATCGTATGCCAACCCAGCGTGGATCACATCGTTGGCCAACTCCAAGATTACCGGACTAGGTTCGATGGCACTTAATACGCTTTCCGTTGTTGAATCTATTTCGGTCAATGCGAATCAGACCGGAACATCCACGGGTGCGACACTTATTTTTAATACGCCAGGTGCGCCCACTGTTAATTTGACTGTAGGAAAGTGGCTGGTCATGGGAACCTGCACATCGCGGGTCAATGACGTGGCCTGCGAAGCCAAACTAGAGTTCTGCGATAATAGCGGAAGCAATGTATTTGGTTTTGGATCTTCCGGTCTGCTGCCAACATCGCGTGACAATGTCGCGGTTATGGGGTATAAGGTGGTGGCCTCAGGCACATTTGATGTCTTCTTTAAGGGAACACCAGAGGCCGGTTCTACTATTAATTTAGGGTCAACCTCTACCGTGGCTCACGCCGGCGGAATTATCGCATTCAAACTCGAATAATATGAATCCAGAACAAGCCATCCAAATCCTGTCACAAGTTGCTCTCTCTCACGTTGGCACACGCAAAGATCACGAAGTGATCGAGGCCGCGCTAAAGGTGCTATCTGAACTGGTTAAAAAACCACACGACAATGCCCCACCAAATGAATGACAACATTAAGGGCTTCCTCGGCACAGTTGCGAGCGGTGCGGCTGGAATTGTCGGATGGCAGAGCAATCTAGAATTTTGGCTGAAAATCCTGTCGCTCTGCGTCAGCATCGCGGCGGGTGTCCTAACCATCGTTCACTACGCTAAGAAGAAATAATGCCACTAACAAACACATACCTAGTCGAGGGTGAGAACGGTTTTATCGGGATGCAGTCCCGCAATAATCCGCTCGAACTAAAGGCAGGCTACGTTCAACTGTCGCAGAATATGCGCCTTGACCGTGGCACGGCTGCTGTACGGCTAGGCATGAAGCGTCTCACCTCGGGCGCGTCCATCGGTGTGAATATTTACGGGGCGAGCACCTTCTCAACCAGCACCGGCACAGAGTACATCATACTGCTGACCGGCAGCGGTCTGTTTTCCTATAATACCTCAACGCTCTCTATCGGCAGCATCGTTAACTACCCAACAGGTCGCACGATCACTGCCACCGACAATGTGGACATCGTGCAGGCCAACAACGTGGCCTACATCTTCCGGGGTCAGGGCGATGCGCTGAAGACGGTGACCAGCATCACTCGCGTCACGACAACAGCCACTGCTACGATCACGGCGCACGGTTACGCAAACGGCGACGAGGTGATTATTACGGGATCAAACCTCACGCAATACAACGGATCGTATGTGATTTCTAATATCACTGCCAATACCTTTGACTACACGATGGCGAGCGATCCCGGCGCATCATCTGGCGGCACGCCGGTGTGTCAGAAGGGCAAGGCTCCCCTCGTCTGGGATGGCGCCACCACGATTACGGTTGTACCACAGGGTGTCAGCACCGCTGGCGCTGAGAATATGCCGACGACAGACTTTGGTCTGTACTTCAAAAATAGGCTAATCCTAAAACAGACCCGCGACTCAATCTGCGCCAGCGACTATTTAGACTATAATACTTGGGACTTAGATTTCGCTCAGTTTTTTATTAACGTCGGCGCAAACGATTTCATCGTTGGTTTCCAGCCTTGGCAGGAAGATAAGTTCATTATCTTTCAGCGCAACTCGATGTACTACGCTTACGTCGATCCAAACGGTTACACCGCCGGCGCAGCCCCAGGCGGAACCTCGTTCATCCAGTCTCTCACGTCAGAGTTTGGCTGCTCCGCTCGGCGCTCTATCGTCAACGCCGGCGAATACATTTTCTTCCTTTCAGACAACGGCGTGTACCTACTCAATCCTAGTCTAGATCTAAAGCTGCTAGGTAACACGACCCCACTGTCTGATCCTATCTCAGACGTAATCGCCAGAATTAACACGACCGCGGTCAGCAAGGCTGTCGGCAAGGTGTTTAATAACCGCTACTACCTAGCCATCCCAATCGATGGTTCGACTAGGAACAATGCGGTCATTGTGTACTCCCTGCTCAACAAGGCATGGGAATCGGTCGATACGTTCCCTGTCGGAATGTACGTCGATAGCATGGCAATCGCTCTGTACGGGCAGGCCAAGCGCCTCTACTTTATCAACCAAGAGTACGGCATCTTCCTGAGCGAGGAGCTGGCCTACGATGAGCTAACCGACAGCACGGGTGCGCCCGTGCTTCCGTTTGTTCTGCCGGCGATCATGACGACCTCATTCCAGCCCAACCCCATCGCCGGGCAGATCCTGACCCGCAGATATTTCTACGACACCTACGCCTCAAAACGCTTCAGCTACGCGGAGGCAGATTTGAACTGCAACGCCGGCGACTCGATGACGATCACGGCCATCGCCACCAATCCCGACAACACGTCGCAGGTGTTTAGCTTTGCTTCGTCTAGCGCGGAGGACTTCACAAAACGCTTCCGCATCGCAAAACGCGGGTTTGGTCTCGATCTAAAACTTGAGTCAGTGACAGGCCGGCCAACGGTGCGCGGTCTTAGGATCTCAGCAACCATGCCCGGCAAGAACGTCGTATCCGAAGAATGATTCCAGCACTACAAATCGCCGAAGACCTTTACAAAAAAAATGGTCTTGTTCTGGGGAAGGATCTTCACTCCTACCTCACGCACGGCTTTGTGTTCTCGTCACCGGCAACGATCATGATAGGTCGCCCTATCATAGAGGCAGAGTCAGACCGCTGGCTAGAGCCAGAGGAGTACCACCTCGCAGACTCATGGTTTGTCAAGATGGCTGTCGGCGACGGCGCTCTCAAGTGGTTCATCACTCGGATGCCGTGGCACCTGCCGAAGGTAATCTGGCAGCGCGGGTTTAAGGGCGACGAAAAGATGCGCGTATTCGACACCGACAAACTTATTAAGAAAATTTTACAGTAACACTTAACGCTAAATAACATGGGATCTACAACCGTCCAAGCAGCACCAGCACGCGACTACGCGCAAGAAACATCGCAGACGCTGCAAAACCAGATCAATCTGGCGCCACAGCTCTACCAGTCCGAGGCGCAGTACCAGCCGCTGTACAACCAGCTCCAGCTCCAGAACACCCAGCAGGCTCTGCTTGGCGTTCCCGGTGGCCAGATTGGTATGCTTGACATCTACCGTCAGGCGCTCCCGCAGTACGGTGAGATTAGCGCAGCAGCCAACACCCAGCAACGCGCCGCTGACATTGCAGACGTGCAGAATCTTGGCCTACAGGCTTCGCAGGCTTTCATGGCAGCAAATCCTGAGCTGGCGGCATCGCTGCAACAGGCTCAGGGCTTAGCCGGTCCACAGCAAAATCAATTTACAAACACACTCAGCCAGCAGCTTGCTAGACAGCAGCCGCGTGAGAATATTTATGCGCAGCAGGTTGGCGCAGCGCAGATGGGCGGACCACAGCAGGTGGGTGCCGCGCAGATGGGCAATCTTCCTCAAATTGGTGCCGCGCAGATTGGTGGCGCACAACAAGTAGGCGCCGCTCAGATTGGTGGACCGCAACAGGTCTACACCCAGAACATTCGCGCCGGCAATATTGGCCAAGGTGCGCTCGGTGGCAGTCTATATAATCAAGCACTCAACGCTGGTCCGTCGCGGATCTCCAGCGCACTTGAGAGTGCCGTAATGAACCAGATGTCATCAGATGGCAGTCTGACGCCGGCTGAGATGCGTCAGGCCGAGCAGCAGGTCCGCGCATCCTACGCCGCACGCGGCATGGCAATGTCGCCCCAGGCTATTAGCGCAGAGGTGCAGAATCGTTTGGTCAACCAACGCCAGCGCCAAATTGAGAACCTTGGAATGGCTCAGAATGTTAACGCGCAGTTGCAGCAGGAGCAGGCCGCAAACCGTGGCTTTGCCGGCAACATCTACGGTCAGGACGTTAGTCTCCAGTCGCAGAATGTGGCCAACAGAATGCAGGCCCAGCAGCTTAATCAGCAGTATGGATTGCAGGCTCAGTTAGCTAATCAACAATCTGGTATGACAGCCGCTCAAGCAAATCAGCAGGCTCTGATGCAATCGCAGTTGGCAAATCAGCAGGCTGGTTTGACAGTTAATCAAGCCAATCAGCAGGCATTGATGAATGCCCAACAGCTCAATCAACAGGCCGGCTTGACGGTGGGTCAGGCCAACCAGCAGGCTCTAATGCAAGCTCAACTTGCGAACCAGCAGGCTGGCCTAACGGTTTCGGAAGCTAATCAACGCGCCATGATGCAGGCTCAACTTGCAAATCAGCAGGCCAATCTGGGCGCAGCCGAAAGCAACCGCGCCAGCAACCAGCAGCAGTACCAGAATTACATCCAGAACCTTGGACAGGGTTCGCAGCTTGCTAACCAAGAGTTGGCCGCGAATCGCGCCTACGCTGCGCAGATGGTTGGCTTGCGTCAGGCAACGTCCAGCGATCCATTCCAAGCGATCCTTGGCCGTCCCAGCACCGCATTCCAAGCGAGCCAAGGTCTCGGTGCGCAGGGTATGCAGAACACGCAGATTGCCGGTCCTGCGCTGTTTAATCCGGAGTCGAGCTACGCCAATAATATCTACGGTGGCAACCAGCAGTCCACAAATGCTGCTAACATCGCGCAGGCTCAGGCGAATGCCTCAATGATCAGCGGAATTGCTGGTGGCTTGGGCGCCGTTGCTGCCGCTCCTATGACTGGCGGAGGATCGGTAATTGGATCACTGTTTGGAAAATGCTGGGTGGCTCGCGAGGTCTACGGTGAGAACAATCCTCGCTGGATTGAATTCCGCACATGGCTGCTGACTCGCTCGCCAAATTGGTTCCACAACCTGTACACAAAGTATGGTTCCCGCTTTGCTCAATTTATCAGCAACAAGCCAAAAATGAAACGCGCCATCCGCCTCTGGATGGATAGCCGCATCGCAACTCTTAGCGCCTAAAATTTATGCAAAAGGGACCATATTTTAATCCTGTCCAGTACATCAGCCCCCTGCCCGAGGGTTATATGCAGGCGTCTACCAACATCGCCAACACGCTGGGCAAGGCGGCACAAGGACTTGGGCAGACCATTGCCTCAAGCATTGAGCAATACACCAAGAACAAGGAAGAAGGCCAATTTCTTGATGAAAAATTCCAGATGACTACTGGCAATCTTGAAAAATATAAAACAGACCCAAAATTTGCTGAAGATCCTAGAGCAAAAAAACTTGCAGAGGGAGTTGGTAAATTCTCTGCAATGTCTAACTCACAGAAGAAATCGTTTCTAAACAATGCAGACTTTGCCGTGTCACAGTTTGATAGAGAGGCTGCTATTGATTATGCAAAGGCACAGGCTCAACGTCAGTACGAACTTGACGCTCAAAAAGCGTTAATTGATGCGGCAACTTTTAGGAGTAATGAAGCTGTAAATGCCGCAAGGATTGAAGATTTGAGACGTGGATTTGAGCCAACGGCAAAAACGGTTACTTTGCCAGATGGAACAGTTGTTCCATTGGTAAGCACTGGCAAAAATCAATTTCAAGTTGTTTCAAAACCAGCGGCTTCCGGTCCAGAGTCACCAGGGGGAAAAGAATTAGCTGACTATCAAGCGGCAGTTGCGCGAGGCGACACCGCTGGTGCAGAATTTCTTTTAGCAAGGATGAACGCTGCTAAAAAAGAAACCCCAAAATTAGAAGTTTCTGACAAAACTTTTATGTCAAATGCAACAGAGTATATGCAGCAATTGACTGATTTAGAAAATATTGTTAAAACCTATGGAAATGTTGAGGTAAACATTCCTGCGGTATCTTCAGAAAAATCTACTGCAGCAAGCGCAAAACTTCAACAATTGCCATACAAGATGGCTATTACATATTCAAAGATTGTTGATCCTAGTTCTGTTGCTAGAGAGGGTGAAGTTGCTGCTGCTCAAAAATATCTTATTCCAGCAGGTTTGACTGTAAGTAACGATGTAACGCTTGCTGCAATCAAAAATCAACGCGAAGAAATCAAGCGGCGAATTACACAATTTAATGAATTGAATGCAGAAAAATTAGGTAGTAACAAAATTGTAATTCCTAAAGATGAAACGTCAAAAGCGGCACAAGGACCAACCAAGTTTGAATCAATGGCTGACGCTGAAGCTGCACGCGCTAGTGGATTCACCGGCGTTGCTGAGATTTTTGATCCGGTAACAGGGAAATATCGCAAGGCTCTCATTAATTAAAATTATTATGCCAATCACTTTTCTTGACGATAAAAAGGAACAGCCTGGCAACGGAATTACCTTTTTAGATAATGCCGATAGTGCAGGCATTTCTTTTCTTGATGCAGGTCGCAATGCAACTGGAGAAGAAGTAACGAATCGGCAGGCCAGTAATCCAGCATCGGCTGAATTAATGAATCGTGATGATTATGTGAGGATGCTTGAATATAAGCGCGACAACCCGGTCTCTTGGGGTACGATAGCAATAAATGGAGCCGTAGGGTTGGCCGACGTTGCAGTCGGAACAATTAAAGAGTTAGGCGGCGCAACGCTCGACGCCTTCAATGCACCAGCACCCAAGGGTTCAATTAGTCAACTTGGTGTTGCTGATCTTAGCAGATTAAATCCCGTTGGCGAGGCCGCGGCAAGGGGGGCATATGCTGGGTTTAATCAATTAGCCGGAATGGCTCTTGATATGATGACGTTCAATGATGACGACTTAATTTCTTACCCTCAGTATCTATCGGCAAATAATCTTAGTGATTCAGCAGAGAATAAACAAAAACATGAGTTTGAGTTAAACAAGCAATTTGAAGAATTTAAAAGGTCTCAATTTGCTAAGGCACAAACACAAGATATTTTAGAGAAATCATCGCTTCCAGCCACCTCTGAAGCGATTAGTCTATTTGCCCAACCAGAATTTGGTGCCGGCGCACTTATGGCAAGGATTGGGATGGGCGCAAGGGTAGGCCGTGCTGTCGCTGAAACTGGATCGGTTGTGGGTGAAGCAACGCAGAAACTTGGCAAGGGTTTAACTACCCTATCTGAGATGCCAAAGAAACTAGCCGTTGCTACGGCAGAAGAATTGACTGGCAATCCCCGCGTAGCAAGCCGCGTTGGCAGCGCCGTCCAAACCGGAACTACCGGAGCGGTTATTGCAGGAATGGGCGGGTTTGCAATCCCTGGGGTTTACGAAGCATCAAAGCTGATTACGGCTACAAAGATTGCCGGCGAGGTTCTAGATGTGGCCGGCGAGGTAACAAATAAAATTTCACAATTTGCCAAGGGTGGAACAGGAAGAATTGGTGCATTTGAAAACTTAGCAAATGACTTAACGGCATCTTCCTCGGCCAGAACAATAGGCAAAATCGCAACTCTTGGCGGGGTTGATTCCATAACGCCATATATGTCAGCGGCGCTACAGGGTGCCGCCGGCGGTGCTGTTGTGGGTGGTACGCTGGGGTTCCTTGCTGATGGTGGCGAGGGGATGGCCGCTGGCGTAGGTATGGGTCTAACACTAGGTGCTGGCGGCGGACTCGCTGGACGTGGCCTACAGGCAGCCTCTGGAGCGCAACGTCGCAGTCAAATTATCAACGACGCGACCAAGGGTGTGCTTAACCTCTCGGAAGCTAGTAAGGGCAACGCAGCAAAGCTGTTTGATTCTTTAATTAGACGGGATGGCCAAGAAGCCGTTGCTGAATTAATTGACACGACCAAGTGGCTTAATGGAGCGGTCAAGTTTGAGTACATAACAAACGAACAAGCAAAATCGATGCCCGAAGCTATTGGGGTTGGTTTTGAGGGTATTACGGTTGCCCCAAAGAAGGGCGAAACTGGCACCCCAACGGTGTTCATCAACATCGACCGCGTTAATCCTGGCACCGGCTTCCACGAAGGCTTCCACGGCGCAATGCGCACCGCGCTTGGCGATGTATATGCGCCAAAGTTTAATGAGTTAATTTCTAAATCCTTTTCTCAAAAAGAAATTGATGACTTTGTTTCTAGTTACATTAATCGCGCAGAAGATCCTGCCGTTAAGGATGTCTTAAAATCGTACCTTGAGAAAAAAGGTAATCTGCCAGAAGAAATTGGTGCCGAATATTTCAGACAGTTTCTGCAACAGAGAGAGAACCGCGACATTCTGTTGAGGGGTCAGCGCACTAAAAGTGGCGCCCTCATTAACGCCACCAAGAGCGCGATAGACTTCTCTCTTAATCGCCTTGGTGTTACCCAAGAGTCCTACAAGACCGGCTACAAGGGAATGGACAGGCTGGTAACCGAATTGATTGGTGCTAGAACAGCGATCAATAAATCTATTGCTAAGAACGGGGTGCCGTTGGCCGAGGTGCCATTGATGAAGATGCCTGCTCAAGAGATAGCCGTATGGGCCAAGACGCAGGGCCAGAGCGATGTCTTGCTGAAGGATGACGCTGGCAATGTAATCGGCGTAAAAACAGAAGACCAAGTGAACTTGCAGCGAGACCTGGCCAACAGCAAGGCCGCGGCAGATCTGGCTGATGTGCCAAGGGGTAAAAACAATCTTACGGATGCAGAGCTGGCCGTTTATCAAAAGTATTTACCACCCGAACACTTTGCTAGATTAGTCTACATTGTGGACGCAATTAATACCGGCAAGGTCATCAATGGTGACTACTTCCCGGCTACCTCTAAGGAGGGCGAAACCTCAGTGTATGCCAGCCGCGGCATGACCACCCGAGACTTTGTTCCCTACGGCATCAAGGTGTCAAAGGCTGGAGCAATCTCTGTGATGGGTTTAGACATGACTCAACTACGGGCTAGGTTTGACGACTATATGTCTCGTCCCGGCGTTGATAAATTATGGGACGGCAACAAAGATGCCGCACTAATGGACGTGCAACTGTATGCTGAAAATCTATCGAAGGGAGATGCAGCCGTTCCAAGCGAGCAATTATTTGGCAAGAACAAGCGGGACGTGCTGTATAAGATTTTTGGTTTTGCTCCAACTAAGGCGATCCTAAAGGGCGGTGGGCTGGTTAATCCATCATCGCTTGGGACAAATGTTCGTGCCGAATCATCCGCCGGCCCAATGCAGATTGGTAAACCAGTTGATGCGTACTCTAACGACACCAGGCTCACTACCAGCTTCAGATTAGACCGGCTGGGCCGAGTTAGCGACATCGGCCAATCCTTTCAATTTAACGAGGGCGGCAGCTATAAATTATCACAGGTTAACTTTCAAGTTGCCGAGAAGATTGGATCTGGCGAGGTCTGGCGGTCAAAGGACGACCAATACAAGATCATTGTTAAGGGCAACAAGCACGTCGTCTACAACGGCAACGATAAGATTGGCATCTTCGGTAACCTTGCAGACGCCTCGTCTCATATTCACAAGGCGGAGGCTAAAGCTAATAAGGTTGCAACCTCACTTCCTCGTCGTAATGTTTCTGGTTCACAAGACGTTTCATATGACAACCAAGGCAACATCAAATTCCGCAACAAAGAGCCAAAAGATTGGACTCCAGAAGACTTTGCGGATTACGGCAAAGGATTCGGCGTCGAAAACCTTGGCCCTCTTTCAGATGTCAAAGAAATCGCCAAAGGGGTGGCTGGAAATACTGCAAGAGTGCCAGGTGGACTAGACGGCAAATTTACATATTACGATTTGCTTTGGCTAAAGGCCAATCCTGTTAACGTAAAATCGTTGCCAGAAACAACGCACGGTCAACTTACAGCAAAATTGGCTCGCACAATGGAGCCAGCGGCAGGGGATAAAGTTTCTGCTTTTAATGGAATTGTCTTTGGGATGTTATCTCCAAACGCACCATTGTTACCAAACGAAATTGGACAAGCTCGCTTGCGTTTTGGTTCAATAGAAGAAATCAAAAAATTTGCTGATTTATATCCAAAAAATCCAACAAAAGAAAATTTAGTAAAATTAAATCAACAGTTAAAAGAAAAACTAGGATTTACCGCGGCAGGCAAGGGTGGTCTGGGTATTCCAATTACTGCTGATTTATCTAATATTGTAAATGCTGCGCGTTTGTTTTCAAAAAATCCTGATTTCTTTGTTAAGCAACCCAATGAATCATGGGCCAATTTTGTTGATAAACTAACAACGCAAGTATCTGGGTTTGGAACAAAAACCGGATCGTTTGGATCGGTTTGGCAAGATCCACTTAATGCATCTATTTCTGCTATGGATCGCCATATGTCCCGCATTTTTGGTCAAGAGTTGATGGGTGATCCTCAATTACGTCAGCGTTTTGAAGGCATCGTTGTTGATCGATTTAACAAATTACTTTCTGACTCAAAAAATGTTTCTTCGTCATTTGCTAAAAAAATTAACAGTGCTTCAAGCGATAAAATTAAAGCAGATTTAATCAAAGAGCAGAACAAAGAGCTGGCTAAATTGCCTGATCCTACAGCAACAAAAGCAAAGAGCATTGATGATGTGCTTGGCCAATCTGAAGTATATGGCGCAGATCGTGTCCGTGAATTTGTGAATGAAGCTGTTTTTGCTGCTATGGGTAGCAGAAAAGCAAAACTCGTAACAGCAAAAGGAGAAATCAGCGCAAGCGCACCAGAGCATATTCGTAACGTAAAATGGATTGAAACTCCTGCTGATTTTCAAGTGATGTCTGATGCGTACAGATCCGCCTTGGAGATCAATGAACGCAGAGCAAAGGATTTAGGCATTTCAGTGTTTCCTGCTCAATGGACGCTGTGGGATCGCATTCGTCAGCGTGTTGAACCGCATGAGGCAATGTTTCCTGGTCTAGAAAAATTGCCGGCGCTCAATGACAAGCAATTGGCTGAAGCATATGCCGCAAACAAAGCTGCTGGCTATATGTCTACACCTAAAGCTGGAAAACAATGGAAGCGCAAAGACGTTGAATCACCTTCGCAATTGGCCTACTTCATGCCAGCCGAAACTCCAGAATCAAAATTCTACAGCTCGCGGATCATTTCAGCAGTAGAGAACTCTTCGCAAGGCAAGGCCAACGGATCGCAGTGGAAGGCCACCATCAAGAACAGCAAGCTCGGCGTTAATCAGGACGAGTATGCGCTGACCCGCGTGGAAGATTTGGAGGCTGGCAAGACCTACACCAAGGCAGAGGTGCTGGACTACCTGCGAGCAAACGAGGTGGTGGTGAAGGATGTGACGCTGGGGGGTGTGCCTGATGGTGTAGAAGTAAAACGCAAGGAAATCGAGGCCAAAATAGATGCCAGCACGCTTGTGACAGACGCCATGAAAGCGGGTTATAACCAATTAGACGCCGCAAATCTTCCTTGGCGTATTAGAGACGGAAGGACAAACATTAGTTCTTTGCCGGACTCAATTTTAGATGAGGCAAAACGTGTGGACGCTCTTTGGAAAGAGTGGGATGGATTAGATAAATCCATATCTAATCAGACCACCCACTTCTCCGAGTACACGCTACCAGGAGCCAAGGAAGGCAGCTACCGCGAGGTGCTGCTGACGGTGCCAGAAGTTCCGAATTCCAATAAGTTTGAACCGTCAAAAGTTGACGTAAGACAAACCACTCGTAGCGTCACGCAAGGCTCGACTTCAATCTGGTATGATGGAAAGCGGTTAGCTGACTATGGAGACGACCCAAAGCTGCAATCCGGTGGCGGCTACGAGCAGATGTCAAAAAACTACTGGATGGAAGTTGCAAAAGAGCTTTTTGAAAAAGGAGACGAACGCAACTCCATCGGTCCACTTGGTAATGGCTGGCGCGACGGCCACTCGCAATACTCTGACATTCCAAACCCCATCGTCCGCCTGCGCACCAACGAGCGCACGACAGCCGACGGCAAGCGGATGCTTTTTATCGAAGAAATCCAAGCACCGCAGAAGGGCCAGTTTGAGAAGATGCCTGCGCTGTTCCAAAAAAACTGGCGTGATATTGCCTTCAAGTGGTCGCTGCGCACAGCGGCAGACAATGGTTTTGACTCAGTGGGCTGGACTACTGGCGAGCAGCAGGCGGCGCGGTATGATTTGAGTAAACAGATAGACAAACTGTATTGGTATCCAAGCGAAGATGGCAAAGGCACTCTTATAGCATCATCCAAAGAACAGGGTGATGTAATTAACAAACAAATTGCTGCGAACGAAATTGGAGATTATGTTGGAAAAGAAATAGCTAAACGGCTTTTAGATGCTAAACCGACGGCTGCGTCTCAGGCGAGGGCCGAACAAATGACCAAAGGAGGCGCTAAGGATGTTCCGCATAGGTTATCTGGTGTAGACCTCAAAGTCGGCGGCGAGGGCTTGAAGAAGCTCTACGACTCCGACTTCCGCAACGTGGTTAACAACTTGCCGATAGTTAAGAAGAGCGGACAGAAAGTTGGTATGGTGGAGCTTCCAGGAATTGGTCGTAACCCACTTAATAATAAACCGGGTGGAATACAGGAGATTACTACTGAAGCCGTCCACGCCATCAACGTCACGCCTGAGATGCGTAATGCCTCGGTTAGCTTTATGCCAGAAACCCGCGTCAGTGGCCAACAGGGTTCCGACACAACCCAGATTGCGACAACCGTCAAAACATACGGAAAAGCAGCCGGTCTGTTTCCAAAGAATATTCGCATCCTAGACGTTGGCGCGGGACTTGGTTTAGGCGCAGACGAGATGCGCAAAAACGGTCATTCGGTTGACACGGTCGAGCCACTGTCTGCAAGGTGGTCCAGCTCTACTCCGCGCACATTTGAGACGATAGACCAGGCCACAGAAAAGTATCCAGGCATCGTAAACTTCTCGGTACTTAATGTAGTCGAACCTAAGCTGCGCGATCAGATCGTTGATGGAATAGGTCAGCGTATGGCAGATGGCGGCACAGCATACATCACGGCCCGCACACGCTCTGATGTGGAAGGCGCAAAGAACAAGCGTCCCGCTAACGAGGCCGGTGGCTACTGGATCAAAAAGAGCGGCGGAGATGTGTACCAGAAGGGCTTCTCTACTCCCGAGCTTGTTGGCTACGTCCAGACACGCCTTGGAGATCAATTTAAGGTAAAGCCTGCTTCCGGTCTCAGTGGCGCGGCCATCGTGATCACAAAGTTCATGCCAGCCATGCAGTTCTCAACAGCAGAGAACCTACCGAACGGAAAGGTATGGCGTGGCGAGAATGGGTATGTTATAATGCAAAAAGAAGGCGGAAAATTTCGCGTTCACTCACCCATCGGCTTAATCGGAATCGCGTCCACTTACGAGGCGGCGGAGAAGATGGCCAGCAAACGAAACAATAAATGAATTTTACCGATATCTTATTTAATGCAGCATCGGGCGGGGTCGTAGGTTCGTTACTCCATTTAGGGACTTCATTCTTTGAGACTTGGCAGAAGAAAAAGAATGCCGAGGTTGATATAATGATTATGAACGCAAAGGTTGCGGCGGCGGAGAAAGAGGCCGCTTGGAATGCGTTTTCTAAATCTCAAGAAGGCGCAAACAGTTCTGGGATGTCCAAGATTCCTGATGGTGCATCACCGTGGGTGGTTAATCTGTATATGACGGTAGATGCCTTTCGTAACTTTACCCGCCCAGGGCTGACGTGGTTTGGTATTTTATTTTTAGTAGTTATCTTCTTCAACATGGACGAGGCCACCAAGATTACGATGGTTGCAGATGTGCAATTTGCGGCTTGGACAATGTGTTTCTGGTGGGTAGGTACACGCTACTCTAAGTCCAAGTAATTTGAAAACGCTAGGACTCTTCACGACGCACCGCGTTGAAATCGTCGCCAAGCTAGGCGAGCCAATTAAATTTATTCCGTTCGGTGACATACACCGCGACTCGGATATGTTCGCGCACGATCACTGGGAAAGGTTTTTGGTTCACGCGAAGAAGCAGAAGAAGGCAATTTTCTTGGGAATGGGAGACTATACCGACGGCGTCTCGACGAGCGAGCGCATCGTGTTAAGCAACTCTGGAATGCACGACACCACCACGAACACTTTAAAAGATGTTTACAAGGGCGTGGCAAAAACATTGACGAACGAGCTGTCGTTTATGCGCGGTAAATTAATCGGTATGCTTGGCGGAAACCACTACTTTGATTTTGGGAATGGCGACACCACAGACCACGTCCTAGCTGCATCGCTAGGCACAAAGTTTCTTGGAGTCTGCGCATTCATTCGCTTGTCGTTCCGCTTTGAAAACAAGGAAGGGTCGAGGGCATCGCTGGACATATTCGCCCATCACGGGAAGGGCGGCGGAAGCACGCCTGGTGGCCAATTTAATACGATAGAGAAGATGTCTACCACCGCGGACGCGGACTTCTATTTAATGGGGCATACGCACGGCAAGGGCTGCCTGCCAAGCACGCCCAGATTGACCCTGTCATCTACCGGACCTAAGGCCGAGCTATGCGTCAAAGAGCGCACGCCTTGGCTAGGCAGAACAGGCTCATTCCTAAAGGCTTACGAGAATAACAAGGTCAGCTACAATGTGGATGCTGGCCGGTCGCCCGCGTCACTGGGCTGGATCGAGTTTGAGATTACTCCGGTGCGTAACCGCAAAGATGGTCAAGACGTCATCGAGTTCGAGATCCGGGGTACGGCATAACCCAGCGTTAAGATAGTTGTTGACATGGTTTTTAGGCGGAGCTATGTTTGCGTGATCGGAGGCAATCCGCCACCGAGAGAACCCCAAATCAAATGAAAACATATTACACACTCGGTATGAAAACTACAGTGAGACCATACAAGGATTTTGAAATTCACAGTTTCAATAATAGGCAATTAGGTGACTCGTCTTGCCGAGGTAGCAGTTTTTCAGTTTATTCGTTGGGCGAACACATTTCGGCTGCCGAGTCTTTAGACACTCTGACAGAAGCCAAATCATGGGCTGATAATTTTTTAAATAAAACGGCAACAACATGAAATCTTTATTTTTAACCTTAGCACTCGCGCTCATCGTCAACGCCGCTCCGCCCGAGAAGTTCTGGTCAGCACTGCACCAAATTGAAACAGGCGGCGCCATCGGTCCTACGCTTGGAGACAACGGAGCAGCACTGGGGCCGTATCAAATCCATCGTTTGTACTGGATTGATAGTGCTGTGCCTGGACGGTATGAAGACTGCCAAGACCTACGTTATAGTCGCAAGGTGGTCACCGCATATTTGAAACTTTACGCACCCAAGGCGTGGGCTGCTGGGGACTGCAACGTCCTATTCCGCACACACAATGGCGGACCCGCCGCCATGCGTGCAACTGGCACAACAAAGAAAAATCTCGACCGCTACTCCAAAAAGGCATTGGGTCTCATGAAATGAAAATCACGATTGCCATTGACCCCGGCGTATCGGGCGGAATTGCGTGGAACAAGGACGGCCAGCTTGGCACCTGTCCCATGCCAGCGGCGCAGCCAGAGCTGGTAGAATTCTTTGGCCTACTCATTGCCGGTACGGTCAACCCAGTTGCGTGGATCGAGGACGTGCCAAAGTTTGTCGGCAAAATGATTCCAAGCAGCACCACGGCAGTTTTGTTTTTCAACGTCGGCTACGTCGAGGGCGTGCTGGCGGCTAAGGGCGTGCGCATCGTCCGCGTCCGCCCACACGACTGGCAAAAACATTTTAGACTCGGCACAAAGAAAGACTGCTCTGGCACCACAGAGTGGAAGAACAAATTGAAGTCAGAGGCGATCCGTCGCTTCCCTACGCAGAAGGTCACGCTCGCTACCGCGGACGCGCTGCTCATTCTAGACTACGCAAACGAGAAGGGGCTGGCACCCAGTAACTGAGCCGCCAGCCCCAATGAACCCCATGAAACGAGGTTCTTATACACGACAATTTCCCATGCAACAACAACAAACATATACTACGGGCAGCAATGCCCTTCTCGCCGTCGCGTCAAACGATGCGGACGTTTACACAAGAATGTCGGATCCACTAGCTGCCGTTAAGCAGCTCGGTGAGATGATCGCGTCGTCAGGTTTATTCGGATGCACGAAACTTGAACAAGGTCAGGTGCTGGCTCTCCAGTGTCTCGCAGAGCGCAAGCCTCCGCTTGAATTAGCTAAGACCTACCATTTGATAGACGGACGCCTCGCAATGCGTGCAGACGCCATGCTGGCCAAGTTCCAGATGTCAGGTGGACGTGTCGAGTGGCAAACACGCACCGACAAAGAAGTCACCGCGGTGTTCTCTCACAACGGCAACAAACTGCCGTTTACGGTCCTACAGGCGGATTTCGTGGCCAATGGCGTGGCGACAAGTCGCGACGGAAAGCTCAAGGACAACTGGCGCAAGTTCCCGCGCCAGATGCTCACGGCTCGCGTGATTAGTGAGGCGGTGCGCCTGCTCGCCCCCGAGATTGTTTTTGGGGTCTACACACCGGAGGAGGTACAGGACTTCTCGTCTACTCCCGAGGTTAAGACGGTCAAACCAGAAGTAGTGAAGCCCGAGCCGGCAAAGTTGGAGAGCATCATCACGCCAGAGCTAGAGGCTGATGCGAATGCGTTCCTGATTGCTCGAACCTACATCCAAGTAGGCCAGACCTACCGTGACGTTGCGCCTGACATGGCAGAACGGATTCTTGCAGCTCCACGCGCCTTCATCGAGGCAGTACAAGCGAGGGCATCAGCATGAACCCAGCAGGCCAAATCATACCCAATATGCCGGCTTGGGAGTACCACCGCGACCCATCGATTTCCAAGTCTGGTCTCGACCAGTTCCGCAAGTCACCCGCGCACTTCCAAGCGTGGCTAAAAGAAGATCGGCAGCAGACGCCGGCGATGCGGATCGGCACGCTCACGCACTTGGCTGTGCTTGAGCCAGCTTCCTTCGATGAGAAGACGGTGATTGCTCCGCTGGTCGACAAGCGGACCAAGGAAGGCAAGTCTATCTGGGAGCAGTTCAAGGCCGAGCATGACGGCAAGGAAATCATCACGCTGGACGAGCATGAGCAGATCGTGGCCATGCGTGACAGCGTTAGGAAGCACCAGGCCGCAGGTAAACTTCTTGCCAAGGGCGGCTCGGAGATCTCGGTCTTCGCAACCTGCCCACAGACCAAGGTCATGATGAAGGGCCGGTTCGACTGGCTCGACGGCAACACAATAGTGGACCTCAAGACCACCGAGGACGCATCGCCAGATGGCTTTGCCAAGTCAGTGGCCAACTACCGCTACCAAATGCAAGCGGCGCACTACATCGCGCTGGCAGGCTTGGTTGGCATCAAGGACGCAACGTTCAAGATGATCGCCGTGGAAAAGTCTGCACCATACGCCGTGGCGGTGTACGAGCTAGAAGCCGTTGACTTAATCTTGGCAGAGTCCGACCGCATCACGTTGCTGGAGATGTTCTCTTCATGCACTCAGTTCCAATCGTGGCCTGCCTACTCGCAGAACATTACAACAATTTCGTTGCCCCGTTGGGCGACAAAATCAAACCCATAAAACATATGTTTATTGTAGACAGAAAATCAGCCGAGTCGAAATCCTTCGACAAGCCCGGCACCTATTCCGTGGAGATTTCTTCCGTGGAAGCATCGCTCACCCCAAAGGGTGACTCAATCGTCAAGCTCGTCTTCCGCGCCGCGGACGGCAGCGTGGCATCCGACAATATTCTGAACCGTGACACCACATGGTGGCGCGTGAATCAGTTGCTGGCGGCCTGCCCTAACGTCCAGATCGCAGATGGCGAGCAACTGGATTTCAGCAAGCGCGAGGTCTTCAATGACTTCCTCGCTAAGTTTAAGGGTCAGTCCCTCGACATCAAGCTGGAGGAGGAGACCTACATGAAAGACGGCGAAGCCAAAAAAACTTTGCGCGTTCGTCGATTCCAGAAGTCAGCAGTCGCACCGTTCTAAACTTGTTGGCCATACAGGGGCGCGACTGTTCAACGCGCACTAATTTTAAAACCCAATGACGATCACACTTAACGAAGCGGAGCAACGGCTCGCTAAGTTTTTGGCTAAGGGTCGCAGCGATGCTAATCGCGCCAGCAACACCCAGGACCGCAAAATGGGCGGCCAGTCTGGCGAACTAACCGATCTTAATGGCATCGCAGCAGAGATCGCATTCTGCAAGATTCATAACGTCTATCCTGACCTTGAAATTAATGTTCACCCCGCCGCCGATTGCGTGCTGCACAGTGGTGAGGAGGTTGACGTTAAGACAACGCGGTACGCATCTGGCCGGCTGCTGGCGGTGCGCTGGAAGAAACCAAATGTGGATCTGTTCGCCCTTATGATTGGAGAGTTCCCGAGCTACCGCTACGCCGGGAGCATGACCGCGGCTGAATTATTAAAAGACGAAAGATTGCGCGACTTTGGGCATGGCCTGGGGTATGCGGCAGGCCAATCTGAATTACACTATCCATGAACAAATCCAGCAAATGAGCGCCACACCATTTTCGTGGCGTCACGAAATTGATGGCGATTAGCAACTAAATGAAAACTTATGAAAACTTTTTGCGTAGATAGCTCAACGGTAGAGCTTCCCCTATTCCAAGGGGAAGATGGCGGTTCAATTCCGACCTCTGCGCTCCAACTTATTGTTCGTAAGATTGATCATAGAACAGCAAAATATTTTGTGGAAACTTGGCATTATTCAAGGCGCATTCCTACCGGCAAAAACATTTCATACGCGGCATTTATTGGCAACACCCTTTACGCCGTGATTGTTTTTGGTATAGGAGTTAATCCGTATCAAGCAAAGTTTCTCGGCGTAAATCGTGTTCTAGAAATTAAACGTATGTGTCGCATTGAGCCTCCCAATAAAAATCATCCATTGTCGCGCTTTATCGCCATTGCTTCTAGGCTTGTCAAAAAAGAGTTTCCGTTTGATTGCCTCTACGCATTCGCAGACCCCGAACAAGGGCATGAAGGTACAGTGTACAGGGCTAGCGGATTTAAGCTGCATGGAATGACTAACCCAGAATGGCATCTTGTCGGAAAAGATGGCATTCAAAGGCATCGACGTTTTGCGTTTAGACACGCTATGAGAAATGGCATAACCATTGCTCAGAGCCGCAATGTTCTTGAGCTTACACGGGTTCAAACAAAACCGAAATATCGCTGGGTTCGATATTAATAATCGTAAGAGATAATGGACATTCTAAACCCATCGAATTCGACGGAATTATAAATCAGCACGCTGAGTAAATGAATCTTAGACCATACCAAGTCCGCGCAGTAGATTTCTGCATAGGCCGCGCCAGAGCGTTCGTTATCGCTCCAGCGGGATCAGGCAAGACCATCATCGCCGCGGCTGCTATCAAGAGCGGAATGCAGTCAGACTCACCGGCAGCGTTCACCGACCAGGCTCGCATCGTCTGGCTGGCCAACACCCGTGAGCAGGTCCAGCAGGCTCTGGACGCGGCGGACAAGTTTGGAGTTAAGATCGAGGCGCACTGCGTAGCGGCGCAGCCCGACTGTTTATCTGCGCACGTCATTATTGTTGACGAGTGTCACCACCTCCCGGCAGCCACTTGGTTACAGATTGTCACCGACTCAAACGCGGTCATTTGGGGCTTTTCCGCAACCCCCTTCGGTGACGACCCAGAGCGCAATGCCACACTCAAGAAATTCTTTGGCGAGAATAATTTTGTCACCATCCCGCGTCAGGAGGTTCTCGACGGTGGATCAATCACCGCCGGCGAGGTCTACGTCCACGACCTCGACGAGCCTGGTCAGTTCGATTACTCAATCAACGACCAGACCGTAATCGAGACGATGCGTCGATGCCGGCGTTACCCAATGATACCAATCGACACGCACCAAAGCCGCGCTCGGTGGCAGTTCACGGCTGAAGCGATCCGCAACAATCACAAACGCAACTACACCATCGCAAAGTTGGCCAATGATTGCAGCGCATCTGTGCTGGTCTTGGTGTCCACCGTAGAGCATGGAGAATTCCTCCAGCTTGCGATCCACGACTCCACGCTCGTCCACGCCAAGATACCCAAAAAGAAGCGCAAGGCCACCATCGAGGCATTCCGCGACGGCACCTTGCGCTGCATGATTGCCACCAGTCTAGCTGACGAAGGTCTTGACGTACCACGCGCTGCTGTGCTCATACTCGCATCAGGTGGGCGGTCAGCAGGAAAAATTGAGCAGCGTACCGGGCGCGTCATGCGGCCACACGCTGACAAAGATTTCGGCACCGTCCACGACTTCAAGGACCGAGGCGCATCGCTCGCACACTATCAATTTCTATCTCGCATAAAAACCTACAAAAAACTTGGCTACAAAATTCATCCATGATCTTACGCTGCCCCCACTGCTCAGAAGTTATGATCGTTAACCCGGCGGCCATGCTCGGGGCGATCAAAACTAAAAAGAAAGCCCGTCAGTCGCGCATCAACGGCGCAAAGGGCGGGAGGCCCAAAAAGAAATGAGCGACTCACCGGAATCGAATTGCATGAGAACCTTCGAGTTCCTCATGAACAAGTACAAGGACGAGATCGACCTCGACCTAAAAGTGCAAGGGAGCCACCCCGACCAGAAAGAGCACGACGCAATTTACAAGTTATACTACGATAAAAAATTAACCATCCAGCAGATCAGCATCCGCTACCACCGCTCAAAGGCTTTCGTCTCCAAGATAGTTAACCGCAAACACAAATTATATAAACATGAAACCGGACAATAATTACTTCATCGTCTCAGATTTATTTCTGAAAGAATATTCCGACCTCGTTGTCTCGCCACCGAACCCCGCGGACTACGACGACATCTTTAAGGTCAGCGGATCGAGCAACATCACGGTGCGCGACTGCACGATCAATCCTGACGGCGGCAACCGCGAGGACGGCGTGGACATTATGCGCTACTCGAAGTACATTGAGTTCAACTGGTGCAAGGTGGGCGCCGGCAAAAAGTACGGGTTCACGATCAAGGGCGGATCAAACAACGTGACACTGCGCGACTGCACCATCACCCGCGGCGGCGGTAACTGGGAGCGCGTAGACATCGACATCGGAAATTGGTCTACAACCACGCCGGCCAAGACTGGCGTCGTGACCATCGACCACGTCACGCGCACCGACGGCAAACCTGTCCGCGTCCGCGTTGGCTGGGCAGAGCAGCCGGTCATCATCGGACCCAAGGTTCACATTCTTTTCTGGCAGAGTCTTGGACTGAAGATCTACTGCCTCGTCCGCCGCGCACTCCTAAAGTTATCATGAACGGAAAGGGCGACTCACCACGCAACTGCTTCTCGGAAGCGTACCGCAACAATCACGACCACATCTTTAAATGCAAAAGTCAGAAGACAAAAAAGATCAACTCATCGGACGCGCAGCCATCGCGCTTGTGCTGTCACACGAAAACTCATGCGGACGCGCCCTCACCATCGACGAGGCAATGTTCGTTAGCCAAACCATCGTTGACTTAATCGAACACGGCCACCCAGAACTCAAAGAAGACATCCAGCGGAACTGAACCCTCCGCTCAAATCCCATGACAACAATCGAACGCGCCAGATTATATCTGGCATCGTGTCCGCCTGCCATCTCTGGCTCAAATGGACACTCCGCAACCTTCACCGTGGCAACCGCGCTGGTCCACGGCTTCTCTTTGCCCCGCGCAGACGCACTCACGCTGATTAATGAGTTCAACCTACGCTGCACACCACCGTGGTCTGAGCGCGAACTCATTCACAAGGTCGACCAGGCGGAGAAGACATCGCACGACAAGCCCCGCGGACATCTCATCGCGTCCAACTTCACGCCGGCGTCCAGCGTCAAGAGTTGCGTGTCACCGAGCGGCAAGTTCGTGGCCAGCCGGTGTCAGAATGTAACCATTTCGACGGCCAAGGAAACTGGCTTCGACGCGACCAAGAAGTTCTTGACCACAATCTTCGCACCGGACGACTGGATCTGCATCACGAACGATGCGACCTATGACCTTGAGCACGACAAGTACAACCCCGCCAGCAACGGCACGTTTATGCCACTCTCGCGCTGGCTCACCTTCTTCCCTGACTCGATGTGGACGAACACGAACCAAGGCGCGTGGATACGCATCAATCCCACCAAGCCCGACCTGTTTACCGGAAGCGACAAGAACGTCAGCGCGTACCGTCACGTCCTAATTGAGTTCGATAGCAGGCCAAAGCCAGAGCAGATCGACATCATCACGCGCTGCCAGCTTCCTGTCTCCGCGGTCATCGATTCTGGTGGCAAGAGTGTACACGCCTGGGTGCGCGTTGACGCCACAGACGCCGGCGAGTGGGAGCAGAGACGTGACGCCGTGTACGACTACCTCGCAGACGTTGCACCAGATCCTAAGAACAAGAACCCATCAAGATTCTCGCGCCTTCCCGGCATCATGCGTGGCGCCGCAGAGCAGACCCTGATCGCACTGAACATTGGCCAACCAACGTGGCAGGAGTGGATCGATTGGCGTGATCAAAACGAACTCGCGGAACCAACCAAGCCATCTGACCTCATCGCCTACAATACCGACAACGATCCGAACAACGTGCTGGGCAATCGCTGGCTCTGCCGCGGCGGGTCAATGACAATTGTGGGACAGTCCGGTGTGGGAAAGTCGTCGTTTGCGATGCAGCTAGGTCTGACCATCGCGCTGGGCAAACCATTTTTTGGGATCAAGCCGATCAGACCTTTGCGCGTTGCAATGGTGCAGGCAGAGAACGATGTGGGAGACATGGCAGAGGCACTCAAGGGCGTCATCGCTGGCATGAGGCTCGGCGCACCTGATATAGTCACGCTGGACGAGAATGTGCGCTTCTTCGACGAAACCGTGAAGACCGGCGCGGAGTTTATCAAGCTGGCACGATCAATCATAACCAAGCATCGCGCAGACGTGATCATCGTGGACCCGCTGTTGAGTTACGCCGGCGACGACATCTCTGAGCAATCTTTCATGTCCACCTTCCTCCGCAACCAGCTCAATCCGGTGCTACAGGAGACGGGCTGCTGCTGGGTGTGGTTGCACCATATGCCCAAGCCGCACAAGGGTGAGCAGGCCAAGGGAACCACCTCGGATCTAGCATACGCCGGCGCAGGTTCAGCGGACCTGACGAACTGGTCGCGTGAGGTTGCGGTGCTACAGCGCGAGTCAGACGAGCAGGTCTACAGCTTCACCTTAACCAAGCGCGGCGGGCGCAGCGGCATGATCGACGCGATGGGCAACCCGACTAGCGTGGCTCGGCTTAGGCACAGCACGACCGGCATCTGCTGGGAGTACGCACCGCCCGCAATGTTCACCGCGAGGCCAATCAAATGAAGTCCGACAAATTTAGGTTCATGCCACCGCTCGGACACGACCGAGTGTTCATCAGATCCGAGGTGCTGGCGCACATAGCGGAGGTCACCGGCCAGTCCATTGAGCAGACCGCACGCACCTTTCACTACCTCAGAAACAAGGGCCACCTGGTGTTCAACAGCCGCACCCGGAAGTGGTCCGGTGCCGAGTATATTCCAACCGAAGATGACGGCCAATTTAGGGCTAGGGTGGCTTCCGAACTCGCGGAACTGCGCAAGATCTGCAAGGAAAACTTAGCGAAGTGCAGGAGTCTGCAAGCCGCTAATGATATTATAGTTGAGAACTTCAATGCCTTGGTAAGTCACGTTAACCAGAAAAAAGGATGACGATAGGATGACGATAGGGTGATTTAGGGGGCTATGTGTGGGGGCTGCCTCTCCTAAAGGAGAGGGTAAGGTTCCCCCTCTCGCTTTTAGGCGACGGGGTCACCTACAAACAAATAAAAAGGCACAGATGTTTGCGTGCAAAAGAAAGCCCAACCGTTGAAGATTGGGCTGATGGTACTCGCGGGAGGTTAAAACCCCGCAAATCGCACAGGATGGCGTTCTAGGTGCCGTCTGAGTTGATGTCGTCATCGATCTGTTTACCGTACCAGATAACGATCAACGCGGCCCATGCCACGCCAACGATGATTGCACCAGCTAAAATTATGGATGCGAGCGCGATCATTTGGCGGCCTCCCTGTTGCGTTCCACAATCATTTCGTCCGCTATTTCATAAGCCATAGCTGCAACGTACAGGCTTGCGTCGCGTGCGAAACTTTCTGTTATAATTCCATTCATTGCCTGCCCAGCAAAATAGTCGCGCATGGTCATGTTTGGCACGCCATTCAAAGTTGTTGTTCCAATACTTTCCAATTCTTTGATCAACGCTAGATTGTCTTTCGCCAATTCAATGCGCGCTGCCACCGCCGCGTCACGTTGAGTGCGCATCTCGGCCAGTTCGTCTTTTGGTTTGCTCATGGCTTCGCCCCCCAGACAAATTGCACGCGCAGATTCTTGGTCAGGGTCCAGTGAGCGTGGCCCACCTCAACCGCCTCCTTCTGCATATGCTTTAAACCGAATATAAAACCAACAGCGACAGCGCAGGCCACCGCGATTCCCAACACTATCAACTCTCGAATCATGTGTTTCATCGCAGACACTAAATTGCGTCTGACACCTCACGTCAATATCAAACCACTTGCGCCAAAAACTACGCTCTGGTATAAGCAGACCATTGGAGATCACGGCACAAGTTACCACAACCTCCCCTGAGCTGACCACCGTCACCCAGAAGCTGGCGCGTGGATCGGACCTGGGCAAGTATACCGCAACGCAAATCAGTACGGAAAAGCGTACGCTTATCGAGGATCTCATCCGCAAGCAGATTCCAATCGCTCGCATCGCTTACGATACCAGCTCAAGCAAGTCTACCGTACAGATCGTCCGGGATCAGCTACTCGAACGCGAGCCGGCACTCTTCCGCGGCCACATGGCAGCCAACCTCCAACGCATCGCAAACAAGGCCGCCTCAACCATCGAGCAAGGTCTGGATGCTCTTGAGGGTGCGGATGTTAAACCAAGTTTACTGGCGGGTATTTCCGTTGCTTTGGGGATAATCCTCGATAAACAATCGGCGATGCTAGGTGAAACCACGGTGCAGGTGGTCGAGCACAGGCTGAAGGTCGACGCGGACGCCATTTCCCGCATGATTAGCGTAAAACCATTACAAGTTGTTACAGAGCAGGAGGATATCATCGATGTTGCGTAGAACATTAGACATAATAGGTATTGTGCGTCGGTGGCTTTTCCCTGATCATTCACCGGCTTCGCTGAAATTTCAAGCTGGTCAGCCGGGGGGGGGGAGTCCCAGCCGCCGGCGGCGAGCGCGACGCGACGCATTCACTCAACCGAAATTTTTTCATAAAAGCGCCTTCTTAGCTCAGTTGGTAGAGCACCTGTTTTGTAAACAGGCGGTCACAGGTTCGAGTCCTGTCGAAGGCTCCATCTAAAAACCACTACCATGCGCGGACCAGAAACAGAAACAGAGGACGAAGATGACGCGGAACAAAACCCAATCGAAACATGAGCGAACCTAAAAGTGTAATCAGAGAAATTGAGCTGTGCGTGAAGATTGGCCTGCCGCGTCCGGTGGTCACGAAGATGCGCCAAGATAATTTGATACAGGGCTGGGACTGGTTCTACAGCGCGAGGCCGAAGGCGGTGTGCTACACGGAGGCTGGGCTGACGAAGATGGAGAAGCTGATCAGCACGGAGATTCCTAAGGAGGCTCCGGTGGTGCAGAAGTGGCTGGCGAACGGCATGATTCCCAAGATCTCTGCGAATGGGCTGATCCTCACGAAGGGTCGTCCGGGCTGGTGGACGGAGGAGGAGGCGGTGGTGATTGGGAATGCGTTCGCGAACCGCAAGGCGATCAGGGTGCGCTGGAATGAGCGCGAGGTGATCTGTCGCGTTAAGAATGCGTTGGGCTTCGCGATTGGCATGGTGATACCGGTGCGGACCTACGAGCACATCTTGGTCTCTGCGCGGCAACCTCGGGCGCCTGGGCGTTGGTAATCCTATGAATCACGCAACCACAGCATCGCAGTTAGTTCTGGGTGATCGCAACGCGACCTACGGAGATCCGGTGGATGACTACACGAAGGTGGCGAAGGTATGGTCTGGCCTGCTGGCGCCGGCACTGAAGCGTGATATCACCGCGCAGGAAGCCATCCTGATGATGGTGGGTCTGAAGCTATGCCGCGAGGTCCACACGGCGAAGCCAGACAACATAATCGACGCGCACGGCTATTTGCTCTGCTACGAGTGGGCCAGGAGTGGCGTGCGTCCGAACAATTTAGATTAACCGTTACCAAACATGAAAGATAACTACAATAATTATAGAGAAAAATCACCCAGCAAGATGGCCGAGTCGATGGCTCACGAACGTGACGAGGCCCGGTACGAGAAGACGATTGGTCTGAAGGGCAGCGCGAAGACCAAGTACGTTAAGGAGAAAATTAAGTACTCCAAGGATATGCGCTCCATGTACGACTGATGCAGGCCGACATCCCAAAGTTTGCGCTGGGTGACCTGATCTTTCACCGCACCGAGGAAAGCCCCGGCGTCGTGATTGGCATCATCTACCGTCCCGGCAACTCGATGTTCTATCAGGTGGTCTGGCAGGATAGATCCACAAACGACCACTACGAGTGCGAACTTACAAGGGAGCGGCCATTCTTTAGCTCAGTCGATAAAACAGATTAACTACACGCCATGATCTACATCATCCTGCCAACCCAACTCAAGCCAGAGCCTGACACGCTGCACGCCGACGATGACGTGAGCTTTCACTTTGTGGGTGGACGCCTCCGCCACTACAACAGCTTTGAGGATGCGCGTGAGGATGCTATCGAGATGTCGGATCAGGAGGGCATCCCCTACTCGGTCTTCAAGTTTGATACCTGCCTAGAGGCCACAGACCACCGCGAAATATTTTTATCATGAAATCACAGCTAATGTTTATTTGGGCTAGAATTATTTTATTTGTGTCAAAGCCGCTGGGCCACCTTGCCGAGTGCTTGGATAACTACGCGGTCGATTTGGCCGTCAAGGCCGTGCAGATCAATAAGCCCAAGATGAACCTTGAGGAGCTGCTCAAGTTTAACTCGGTCTTTGAGGCCGAGAAGGAGGCGTACATCAACGAGTGGATGCCGAGCGGTAAGCTGGGCTGGCCAGAGGGTGACGTTGAGGCTTACCACGCGAGCATCGGAATTGAGCCGGTCGCATCTGCGCCGTCCCACCGCCGCAAGGCTCGCAGGAAGGCCAAGAAATGATTGAGCCTGACAGCAAGCTACTGGGTTACGTCCCGACACCGCACCCGGTGATGCCCAGCCCCACGCTGGAAGACATCAAGCGGATGGTGGCGGAGCATGGTGCGGAGGAGACGGCACTCAGGTTGCAGTTGCGTGAGGACAAGATCGTGGCCGAGAAACAAGATCCGTACCGTCACGGGTACGAGCCGTCGCACTGGAAGGTGGCGGACGAGCTGCTGACGAAGTACCGAGATGTTTTAATTATGGGCGGAAACCGCGCCGGCAAGACCGAGTGGGCGGCGAAGCGTGCCGTTAATTTGCTGGTCGCAAAGCCCGAGTCCCGCGTGTGGTGCCTGCACACTACGAACCAGTCATCGATTCAGATGCAGCAACCTATAATATGGAAATATTTACCGCCTGAGTATAAGGCTGCCCGTAAGACAAAGATCACCAACGTGGCCTACACCCAGAAAAATGGGTTCTCGGAGAATTCTTTTGTGCTGCCCAACAAGTCGCAGGCGTTCTTTATGAACTACGCGCAGGACAAGCGCGTGATCGAGGGCGGCGAGTGCGACATGATCTGGTGCGATGAGTTGGTGCCGCTGGACTGGATCGAGACGCTGCGCTACCGACTGGTGACCCGCAACGGTCTGTTGATCGTGACGTTCACGCCGGTCACAGGGTTCACTCCTGTCGTCAAGGAGTACGTCTCGGGGTGCAAATTCCTTAAGGCCAGAAAGGCCGAGCTGCTGCCAAACAAGATCAATGTGCCTGGGCTTCCCAAGGGCGCGATGCCGTACACCGCAAAGGCGCACGGTCGCCACTCAGGCATCTGCTGGTTTCACTCTGACCTCAATCCTTACTCGGACTGGAATGTGATGAAGCGCACGCTGGATGGCCGCGGCGACTACGAGCTAAAGATCCGCGCCTACGGATGGGCGGACTCGCTGACAGGTTCACAGTTTCCAAAGTTCTCCGAGGCCAATGTAATTTCTCCTGACAAGGTTCCGACTAGCGACGTGACCAACTACATGGTGGTCGACCCAGCGGGAGCCAGAAATTGGTTTATGCTCTGGCTGCGCGTCGATAGCTTAGGCCGCAAATTTATTTACCGTGAGTGGCCCGACATGATGGTGGGCGAGTGGACGCTGCCGGGTGAGAAGAAGGACGGCAAGATGGGCATCGGGCAGAAGAACGGCGCAGGCCGCGGCACGTCTGACTACAAGCAACTGATCCGAGACTTGGAGGGCAAGGAGAAGATCTTTGCACGCTACATCGACCCACGCGCCGGCGCCACACAGGCCGCGGGTAAGGATGGCGGCACGTCCATGATTGACCTGCTCGGCGACGAGAGCGAGGGCAACGATGGTATGTGGTTTGAGCCAGCCGCCGGCGTCCGCATCGACGAGGGCGTTGGCCTGATCAATGACTGGCTCTCTTGGAATCAGAACCTGCCAAGGACGGCAGAGAACGAGCCAAATCTCTACGTCTCATCCGACTGCGAAAACTTAATTTATTCTTTGAGGGAGTGGACCGGCGAGGACGGCGACAAGGGCGCAAGCAAGGACCCAATCGACTGCCTGCGCTATCTGGCCGTCATGGACCCACAACACCACAACAACACCGCATTCGCCGTTGCCGGCGGCGGTTCCTACTAATGAGCGAACAATTTCCAATTTTACTAAACCGCAAGCAGGCCAGTCTTCTCACCGGACTCGACGAGAAGTACTTCGATCGTCTGCGCAGAGAGAACAAGCTGCGCACCTACAAGACGCTAGGCGGCACCCACAGATTTTTCCGCGCCGAAGTTCTTAAACATATCGGCGTAGAATTTACACCCAACAATCAAACACCACAATAATGGACTACAAAGTATCACCTAACAATCCTACGCAGGACGGTCTCGTTAACGCGAGCGACACGCCTGACGTAATTTATCTGGCGCGTGAATTTCAGCGCAGCCTCTACAACGGCAACAACAATGTGCGCTTCGACAACTCGGACTCGATCCGCTACGCTCGCTGGCCTGGGCAGTCTGACGACGGCAAGAAGTGGTCTAACCTCAAGGGCGAGGGCGACCAAGTGTTCCCGTTCGAGGGCGCCTCTGACGTTCGCATCCGCCTCGTTGACTCCACGATCAATGAGCTGGTGGCCACACTCACGACCGGCTTCGAGCGTGCAACCATCAAGGTCGCCGGCATCGACGTGCAGGACGCATCGCCTGCCGCTGCCGCAACGTCGCTGATGACGTGGCTCCGCGAGAATAAATTGAAGGTTGAGCTAGAGCGTGAGGCCGAACTCATGGCGCAGTACACACACCAGTACGGTTGGTCTGTTGCCCACGTCTGCTGGGATCAGAAGATCGCTTCGCGTATGCAGCCGATCACGATGCAGGAAGTCGCGCAGATTGCACAGCAGGCTGCACAGCGAGATCCTAACAGCATCCTCGCGACCATCCCACAGATGATTATGGACGAGGCCAGCGAAGGCCAAGCAGCCGAGATCATCACGCTGCTGTTGCCTGACATGAAGATTTCTGACGCCAAGAAATTTGTTCGCGACCTACGCACGACCGGCGAGGCCGAGTACGAGGAGGAGTATGTTCAGAAGAATCTGCCGAGCGTTACCGCGCTCCGTCCGTTCTCTGAGATCGCACTGCCGCCCGAGACGACTGACCTGCAACGCGCCCGTGTTATCTTCCGCCGCGAGTTCATGACAGAGGTCGAACTTCGCGCCAAGATTAACGATGAGGGCTGGGACAAGGATTTCGTTGAGGCCGCGGCAACAACTCAGGGTCGCCAGTTCTGGCTGACCAATGACTTCGCCAGCATCTCACCTCCTGACATTAATCCTGTGGGCATCCTGCGCACCGATCACTTGATCGAGGT